CAAGTGGTGCCGTTATTGCAAGTAATGGTATAACAGGTGGAACCACTGGTGGTAGAAATGCAGTTGTAGCAACAAACGATGGAACTAAATTACAAACATCATTCACATTATATCAACCCGGCAATGCAACTGATCAAAAGTATTTGGAATTAATTAGTTTAAATTCGGGTTCTACATTATCATTACGTACTGTTAATGATGCTTATACACTGAGTGCTGATATTTTTAGAGTAAATCGCACTACAAGTTATTTTATTGATGGTATTACTTTTCCAAACGGTAATATTACTGCAAGTGGAAATATTAGTGCAAGTGGTGCCGTTATTGCAAGTAGTTTTACTGGAAGTTTTACTGGAAGTATATCAAATGCAACTAGTGCATCATACGCATTAAGTGCAAGTTATGCTCCGGGTAGTAGTGGATTAAGTGGCGGAACAACAAATTATATTCCATTATGGACAGGTGCTAATTCACAAGGCATCAGTGTTATTTCGCAAAGTTTAAATTTAATTAGCGTATCTGGTAGCTTATTTGTTTCGCAAGATATAACATCAAGTAATTTAAATATTACTAATTTAGCATCAATTCGTTATTTGGCAATTAATACAGGATCTGTTTACGGCGGCATTACTCCACTCCATGTAACAGACACTCAACAGACAACGCAAATTATTTTTCAAAATAGAAATGTACCCGCAATTGGAAACGCAACCGCAGTTGTTTTGACCAACGGTGCAACTCCATTTGGTGCAGGAACAGGATTATCAACAAGTAGCCGAGATTATAGAATAATTAACTACTATGGTAGTACTACTGGTTCATCAGATTTATATGTAGATTATTGGAACGGCACAGCAATTTCAAAATTACTATATCTTAGTGCAAGTGGTAATTTAGCAATTGGTAGTGGTGTTGATAGTAATTCACCTGTTGTTGCTTTAGTTATTGGCATGCAAGGTGCAGCAACCGGAACCACAAACGGATTACGGTTTAGCAATGATTCTGTTGCGAATTTGTATCGTAGTGCAACAGGTACGATCAAAACAGATGGTAATTTTGTTGTTGGTGGGACTACAACAACAATCAATTCATTGAGTGCTAGTGGCATCAATGTAAGTGGAACAATTACCGCGACGAGTTTTACCGGTAGTCTTTCCGGAACTTCATCGTGGGCATTAAGTGCAAGTTATGCTCCCGGAAGTAGTGGTGTTACTGGAGGAACAACAAATTATATTCCACTTTGGACAAGTGCTACTACACTAAGCAGCAGCAATGTATATCAAAGTGCATCAAGTGTATTGGTGGGTATGGTCACGCCCAATGTTACTGCGCCGGAATCTTTAGCTGTTAGCGGAAGCACGTTTAACATTATTAGCGGTTATGGTAGCTTGAACAATTATCTACAGTTAAACATTAAAAACAGCAACTCTGGTTCAATTGGAAGTAGTGATATTGTAGCGACAAACAATCAAGGAACTGAAACTCAATATTATGTTGATTTAGGTATTAATAGTAGCGCTCACGTTGCACAAGGCGATGTTGGACAAGCTAACGACGGTTATCTATATAACACCGGCAGTGATTTTTATATTGGCAACGCTACACCAAATAAAAATTTGTATTTATATGCAGGCAGTGCAACAAATACAAGTTCGGTAGTATTAACAAGTACTAACAATGTTGGTATTGGAACAATAAGTCCGGCGTATAAATTGCAAGTAATTGGTAGTTTTTCTGCCACAACAAAAAGCTTTGATATTGAACATCCTACTAAATCCGGAAAACGTTTGGTTTATGGATCTCTTGAAAGTCCATATCACGGTGTTCGTTTGACTGGTAGAGGCAAATTAATTAAGGGTAAAGGAATTATACAATTGCCAGATTATATGAACTCATTGGTTAATTATGATGATGTAAATGTTCAAATTACTAATATTAAACACAATAAAACTATTTATGTAGATGACATTGATGAGAAAAATAATATTATTAATATTGCTGCAAAAGTTTCAAAAACACAATTAAATAAAGAATTGGAATTTTATTGGACATTTACAGCAGTTCGTAAAGATGTTCCAGAATTAACAGTTGAAGTATGATATACGGACCAAAAATAGTTACAAGTGGTTTGATACTTGCATTGGATGCTAGTGACAAAACCAGTTATAGTGGAACCGGAACATCATGGCTTGATTTAAGTGGAAATGGTGCCAATGCAAGTATTAGTGGTTCTGTTTCATTTGTTAGCAATGGATTATCAAGTTATTTTAATTTTCCAACTGCGGCATCTACCAATTATATTGGTAGCACACTAGCTCAAAATTATTTGGATGTCACGATTGTATTTCAGCCAGATTTTGCATTAACTTCAAATGCTAGTTTGGTTGGTTTGATCGGAACTAGTAATGATGCGACCGGCAATGATAAAAGTATGCGATTTGGTAACGCTAATGGAACTGGACCGTGGAGTTTGCAAAATCCAGATAATACTGATGGATGGGCATCAAGTGCAACAACATATTATGTAAATGGCGTTGCATATACAGGCGCTGGTAATCTTGTTAATGGATGGAATATTTTAGGTGCTACAAGAACTAACACAACCACAGGTGCTTTTGCAAGTCCGTTTGCATATTTTTTAGGAGCAGAAGGTTATGGTGGTGGAGTAAGAGATTTTCAAGGAAAAATTGCAGCGTGTTATATGTATAATAGATCATTAACCAACGCAGAACAATTGCAAAACTATAGATCGTTGCGTTATAGATTTGGAATATAAAAGTTATGGCAATATTACGATCATCTCAAATAGTTACGAATGGATTGGTATTCGCATTAGATGCTGCGGATCAAGGTAGTTATATAAGTGGTAGTAACACTTGGTATGATTTGAGCGGTAATAGTAGTAATGGGGCACTCAGTGGTAGTTCAACATTTAATGCTGCAAATGGTGGAAGTATTTCATTTAATGGAACAAATCAAAATGTAAACATATCCCCCTTTCAAAATTTACAGTTTACACAATTACAGGCATATACTATAGCTGTGTGGCTATATTGGTCTTCAACGGCGTCAACCGGATTTGATTATCCATTTTGCGTTACACTTCCGGCCGGAAACACAAATCAGGGGTCATATTATCTTACATTGGACAATGGTTCACTTTTAACTAATAGTTTTTTATTTGATTATAATGACTCGACAGTAGGGAAAAGTATTCAAGGCGCAGCAAATTCAATTACTAAAAATAAATGGTTATATCTGGTTGGAACTTACTCTGACAATACTACAACAACTGCCAGATTTTATATAAATGGAACGTCTGTGGTTGTTACATCAAGACTAAATCAGAGTCCTGGGCCCATGGGCTATACGGGTATGGTTGCTGTGATTGGCGGTAGAGGCAGCAGTACTACGCCAACTTTTACAGGAAGCATATCTAATATACAAATATATAACAGAGCATTAAACGCAGTAGAGGTTTTACAAAATTATAATGCATCAAAAGGTAGATTTGGATTATAACAATATTTAAAATATTATGGGATCATCATTGGGACCGACAATAGTACACGATACCTCATTGGTTGCATTGTATGATGCAGCCGATGCTTATAGTTATCAATCAGGTTCATCTACCACCTGGTTTGATTTGAGTGGAAATGGAGCAAATATGACTCAAGTTGGCGCTACAATTAATCCATCATCGTCAAATTTAACAGTTTTGCCGTTCAACGGAACTTCTCAAGGATTCTTCAACAGCGCTTCGCCTTCTTTTAAATTTGGAACTGGTACGATACTAGTATGGGCGAAACAAACTGGGCCTTGCATTGGTGCCTACACCGAACAACATATCATTAGAAAAAATAATCAATATATCATTGAAAATTATGCCCAAAAACTTACAATGGCGGACTCCGGCTACTTCTACAATACTTCCAGTTTTTTGTTATACGATAATACATGGCACCATCTAGCTATCAATGTGATCGGTCAAGCGCCTGGATACGGCTCCGGAACATTATATCTAGATACAGTTCCGATTGTAACGGGGTCCATGTTTCCAAATGGCTCCCCCGCCAACGGCGGAATGACGTTTGGATATAATGGCAGCACCAACTATTTCTGGCCGGGTTGTATGTCAAGTATTCAGTTCTATAACCGAATATTATCAATTGATGAAATAAGACAAAATTATAACGCAACAAAAGGTAGATTTGGATTATAAGTAATATATATAGAGGTAACATAAATATTTATGGCAAACGATATTCTCATAACCCCCGCGAGTGCAAGTATTCAATTTAGTGGAAGCGCCTTTTCTAGTATTAAATTGACGGTTGATGTATCTGGTAGTTTATTGGTCATCGGCAGCAGCGGTTCATTGTTTGGTATTACCGATAACTTGAGCGGCAGTTTAATGAGCGTTAATACAGTTGCGGGTTTGCCTATTTTAGAAGTATTTAGTGATAACCGAGTTAATATAGGTAAATATGCAAGTGAAGCTATAAAGGTTCAAAGTGGTGGCAGTGATGTTGCATTTGGTAGTGGTAGCGTGATGTTTATTACAAGTAGTGGTCGTGTTGGTATTGGTGTCAATGTACCTGTAAATAAATTGGATGTTGCTGGTAATATTAGTTGCAGTGCAATTACCGCAAGTACTTTTTTTGGGACAGCGAGTGTATCCACGGGCGTGAGTGGTGGTACAAACAATTATATTCCACTTTGGACGGGTGTTACTACACTAAGTAGTAGTAAAATTTACCAAACCGGTTCCAGTGTATTGATTGGTCAAACAACTTTCACTTCAACTGCGCCGGAATCTTTAGCTGTTAGCGGAAGCACGTTTAACATTATTAGCGGTTATGGTAGCTTGAACAATTATCTACAGTTAAACATTAAAAATAGCAATGCGGGTAATACTGGATCTAGCGATATTGTAGCGACAAACAATCAAGGAACTGAAACTCAATATTATGTTGATTTAGGTATTAATAGCAGTGGTCACGTTGCACAAGGCGATGTTGGACAAGCGAATGATGGTTATCTATATAATACCGGCAGTGATTTTTATATTGGCAACGCTACACCAAATAAAAATTTGTATTTATATGCAGGCAGTGCAACAAATACATCAAGTGTTGCGTTAAGTTCAACTGGAAATTTTGGTATTGGTAATGCCTCTCCCGGAGCAGTTTTGGATGTTACAGGTGATGCCCGATTTACAGGCAACGTTGGTATTGGTGGTCTTGCTGGCACTGATGGTACAAACGCCGTCAAGTTGACTTTGATTGGTCTGGGTTCTAGTACAACGGCGTTAAAGTTCCAGAGTGTCAATGGCATCGGAACATCAAGCACTGGTGCCAAGGTTTTCAAGGGGTATGTTCGTGCATATGTTGATAGTACGGTTACAGATGGCGTCAATGCGTTTGCTGCTGGATTATATTTCTTGCCAATGTATCAATAAAATTTATGAATAATAATATTAAAATAATAATCAACAGATATGAACTGTTTTCGGATCCCTCCAAGGGAAGGATCGTTGGATTTTTAATCAAAAACGCAGATTCTGATAAGTCAGAATACATTGAGTCGGTAGTATCTGCCGATCAATCGGACAAGACAGAAAATGAAGTTTGTAAGATTGCGTACGATCAAATAAAAGATCAAATAGATTCCGTTTCAAAAAGATTGTCCGATTCTCCATCTGTTGTTGGAAGTGAATTTATCCCATAAAAATGCGTAACATAACGTTGTCTAGTTGTTACAATTTTGAATCTGGGTATCAAACGATACTAAAAACTTTATTAGATACTCTACCATTAAATTCTTGTAATGTTCGTCCAAGATCATTGAGCGTTATATTGCCCGTTTTCAAAAAGTATTTTGAAAATGTTTTATATAATAAAGAAAATTGCGATTTATTGTTGACAACTCCATGTAATCAAATAGACATTGTAAATCCACTATTTCATATAGCTCCACATCGTTGTAGATTATTTTATACAATGTGGGAAAGCACCCGCGCAAGTGACATATTTATAGATCAATTAAACAAAACAAAAGCGGTCATAGTTCCAAATAATTGGAATAGGATAAATTTTCAAAATCAAGGATGTGAAGTTCCAATTCATGTTGTGTCATTGTTTACTGATACAAGTTTGTATAATTATACACCACCAACTGGCGGTGGTGTTTTTGTGTTCGGTGTCGCAAATGATGATCCACGAAAAAGATTATATGAAACTATACGGTGTTTTTTAAAGGCATTTCCGTCACAAAAAGATGTTGCGTTGAAAGTTAAAACATCAAACGGATCGCTTAAGTTCTCGGACAGTCGTATACAAGTTATAAATGCAAAATTAACACAACGTCAATTGAAGGACTGGTATTGTTCAAATGATGTGTTTGTTTCTGGTGTTAGTGCTGAAGGATGGGGTTTGATGCAGCACGAAAGTATGTCATGTGGTAGACCTGTGGTTGCTCCGATTTATGCGGGATTATCTGAGTTTATGACGGCAGAAAATGGGTTTTCTTTGAACTATACAGAAGTTCCGAGCACAGATTTTTGGGAAACACCTGGTGGTAAATGGTCAAAATATGATGAAGATCATATGATAGAAACAATGAGGTATTGTTACAATAATAGAGATGTCGTGAAACAAAAAGGAATATTAGCTAGTCAAGACGTTTTTCATTTGAATATACAAAATTTTATTGATAATATTATAAATTTGGTTGATATATATAAATGACATATGAATACATTAATTACAAAAACCGTTCCGACTCCCGATCTAAATATTGATCAATTAAATATTGATCTTCAAGATTTTGATGCTCATTTGGGAGTTACTTTCATGTGTACGTTTTTAAATCCATCTGCGAATATTATTGATCGTAAAAATGTAACAATGGGCGGAACTGCGTGGCAACAATGGGGTCCAAGTGAAGATCCACAAGCCGATTATAATTATGTTATTAATTACTGCGTAACACAATTGGGATTAACAAGAAAGTAAACTGATATGACCAACTATCCTGATGTTCAATTACCATCTCCAATTATTGTTCAACAACAAATTACTGCAAGTTCTTATAAAATAACAGATGTTACTGATAATCCCGTTCAAAAAACAGTTGTTGCTAGAGCAGTGATTGGTGAAAATGGAATTAATTTTTATACTATATGGAGCGGCGAATCTTATGACCTAGTTGGTCAGTGGACAGATGAGCAACTTGAAACTGAAGTTACTAAAATTGTAATGTCAAATTATCCTACAGTAAGTAGTATTATTTAATTAATATTGATTTCCAATTTTCAATAACAGTATCAATTTTATAATTTGACGGATTTGATGGTGTTGGTGTTCCAATTTTAAAATAGTTAATAAACTGATGCATATCAGTCGTTACTGTTTGTGTATTTAACACTTCTTGTAATGCACCTGTTCCATTTAAACAGTATATTAACGGTGTAGTTTTTAAGATTTCCGCTAATACCGCACTAATACAAAATGTCTCAGGCATCATATTCACATAAAACATTGATTTACATGATGCTATAGTTTCAACAACTTTCTCCAATGTTAGTGTACCCAAATAATTAATTTTATTGTTGTATATAAGTATTGGTTTATTATCATATCCAGGCAGACACACATTTAGTATTTCGTCACTATCTATGTATTTATTGGATTTTAAATAATCCCAATAACTGAATGTTGGTCCCCATCCTTTCATTAGACTGCTTGCATAAACATAATTTTTTTTGTTTGTCGGAATTGGGTAGTTATAAATCCAATCAGGTATCATGAAATTAATAACACTTTTGTTCCAATTTGATGGAAATTGACCGTCGTGAAATTTTGATAGTGTTATCAACTGCATTTTATTTTGTTCAAACAGTTCATAAAAATGTAAATTGTGCGGGCCATTCAAATCGGTTGACCATACAAAACACTTTTTGTGTTGTATTTTAGGAATTGCGCTAGATCTATGAATTATCAAGTTATTACATTGAAATTCAAATTTATGAACATTATTGTGTGATAAATATAATACTCCATTATGTTCTATTTGATCTTTGGTATTATTTAAACAGATGATTTTGTATCCATGTTTAACTAAAGTTTCAAGTAACAATATAGATTGAAACTCGCTTCCTCCCATTCCACTTTCACTGAGTGTTTTTCCTGTATACGGAGAACCTACGGTATCAAATAGTATTATATCAGCGTAAAGTTTAGTCATAACACTTTGAAGGTGTCATCATCGTCATCTAGTTTGAAATATCTCTGTATATCATCGGGAGGATGTGAAGGTGTTTCGTTTTCAAACTTTATTTTCCAATTTTTTAACCATTCAGCTACATTTCCCTGATAATCTTTTGCTCCTACATGAACCAGATTTATATTGGTATCAAGATAAACTTTGCCTCCCAATTGTTGCCATTTGTATCCCATAATGATATCTTCTGATACAAAGAAATTGTTTGCGTTAATTACACATTCACAAACATTTTTTGTTATTTTGAGATTGTCATTGACATCTATTTCGCCGGAATAGAAATTTTTCTCTGAATCTACCAGTTGTGTAACACAATTTTTTGATAGTTTCAAAAACCCACATCCCAATCCAGCAACTTCTAATATACCATCTGAATCAGGAACTATATTAAAAGTGTCTTTGTTTTCGCCTAGTGATTTGAATGCATACAATTCTTCGTTGTCCGTCTTTTTGCGATAAGTTCCGCCAATCATATCCTTGTCACTCAATACCAATTTGAGAAAGTCTTGTGGATTCCATCCTATATCACTATCAATAAAGAACAACACATCCACTTGACTTTGATATGCGACTTTAAAATAGTCGTTGCGGGCTCTTTGTATTAAACTATCATAGCATAAATAATATGGCAATAGTTGAATATTATTCTGTGCGCACAATATTTGTGTTTGCAATAAACTATCTACATAACGAACATCAAACCGTCCGTCGTAACTCGGTGTTGCTAATAATACCTTCATCATATATTGTAATTAAATGCTTTGTAATACCACGCATACTTCTCTGTAATATACTTACAATTGTGTGCGCCTAATATGTTTGTATAATCTTCAGTAACAGTTTCAATTTTATTTCGGATACTATGGTCTCCAAAAGGTCTGTAATAACTATCACTTTCTTTTGTAAACTGAGGAATATTATTATAATCGTGGGGATAATAATCCAATTCAAAATAATTATAAATTCGTTTTAATTCATTTTCTGGGTTTGTATTTAAATCTTCAAATTTAACAAACAAACACTTTTCATGAATTTTTCTAACAATAACATCGTAAATAATATCAATTGGAGCACAAAGTGGTGGTGCAACTGACATAAAATGATCAATTCGTTTGTCCACTGTGGTTCCCCTCATTTCGTTCCAATTTTGGACTCCTGAATCTAAGTATTGATATTCTCTAAATTTCGTTTCCAAACTACTTACAATACTTCTTAAATCTCGTATTAATATCACTACCTTTGGTTTTGGGTAGAACCAGTCAACAAAGTCATATGTCACACTCCAACCTCGGCATTTGTCAATAACATATTTTCTATCTGTTATGTTATTATAGAAACCAAACATTGCTCCGTTGCAAAATCCTCGGAATCCTTTGTCCATCAAACTTGATTCCTGAGCTTTAAATTCTGTTGCGTTTGTATAATTAGTTTTTGCATTCAACAATAAATCGCAGATTCCAGATGTTGGGGTTGCATAAAAATCTGGATTTTGTGCCAGAACATTTTGTAACAATGTGCTGCCTGCCCGAGGCATACTACTTTGAAAGAATATTTTTTCTACCATGTTAAATCAATATTTATTTTTTAATAACCGTCAGTGGATGTTCTTTATTACTTCTTGTCAGCAGAAAACCCCGATCCCTTTAGGGTCGTGGGATGAATGATGACAATTTCAACATTAACACATCATTCTAAAAAAGTCAATTAAAAAATAATTCAAAATATTTTCTCTTTTTCTATTTTAAGTGTATATATATTGTAGAGTGAGTAATAGAGCCTACAAATTTAGATTGTATCCCAATAAATCGCAAGAGGATTTGTTGCAGAAACACTTCGGACATTGCCGGTTTATATACAATCACTTTCTCGCAGTAAAAATTAAACATTACAAAGAAACCAAGAAAACTATAACATGGGTTGATCTAGCAAATCGATTGCCTGCTCTAAAAACTGAATTTGATTGGTTGTCCGAAGCTGGTAGCCAATCTCTCCAACAATCTATCCGCAACTTAGATAACGCCTATACGGCATTCTTTCGCTCCGGTGCAGGATTTCCGAAGTTCAAAAGCAAACATAAATCAAGAAAATCATTTATTGTTCCACAAACCAACAATAACATAAAATTAGATTATACATCAAATAAATTAACAATTCCAAAGTTTCTTAAATTAAAAACGAAAGACAATAGAATCAAATGTATATTCCACCGTGAAATCCCAAATGACGAAGCAATAAAACAAGCCACAGTGTCGCAAGATAAAGACGGGAAATACTATGTTTCAATATTGGTTGAAGTAAATAAATCGTTTCCTACTAAACCAGATAGAAATAGAAACAATGCGATTGGAATTGATTTCGGAGTAAAAACCTTTTTAACATTGAGTAACGGAGATAAGATTGAAAATCCAAAATATCTTAAACAAAGTCAAGACAAATTAGCAAAACATCAAAGTGATTTGGAATTATTGGATAAAGACACGACAAAATGTAAATCAAAACGAGAACAAATTACAAAATTATATAGTAAAATAACAAAACAGAGGGAAGATTTCTTGGACAAATTATCATTTCAATTAACTAACGATAACCAAATTAGTTCAATTGCGATTGAAGATTTGTCAATAAAAGATATGCAACAAAGTAATTATTCACCGACAAATCGTATAATTAATGATTATGCTTGGGGAATGTTTGTGAATATGTTGCAATATAAGAGTGATTGGTATGGTAAAAATATTATAAAGATTGGACGATTTGAGCCATCATCAAAAACTTGTTCAATTTGCGGCAATGTAAACCGTCAATTGAAATTAGAAAATAGAGAATGGAAATGTGTCAAGTGTAATGTGCAACACGATAGGGATATCAATGCTGCAAACAATATACTTGATTTTGCATTTCCCAATATGTACTTTAAAAAGGGCAGGAACTGTCCTATTGAAGCCCCTATGGCTTTAGCCTAGGGGTAGTTCACTGTAAAACTCTTGTTTTTTCATGTCCGACTATCACAGTTGGATCAACAAGAATTTTGTATCCCTTACGAGTTGCTTCTCTGCAAAATGCAACATCTTCCATTGTAAAGTCTTTTGCGTTTCCAACTTGAACAAATTCCGGTCTGAACCAAGGATATTCCATGCTTTCAAACACTCCTTTTTTTATCAACATAAATCCAAAACCTGTATAATGAACTGGGAACGGTTCTATTTTATTTTGAAGATCATTTGGTAGTAAGAACTTAAAATAACCATTTCTTACAAAGAAATTCTCATCCCAGTTTTCAACTGTAGCGAATTGTTGTCCATCATCCATAAAGTATAAACCACTTACAATGTCTGCTTGATGACTAAGCAATTTGTCAAATTGTTCTACGGTGAATATGATATCTGAATCAATCCACAACATATAATCATAATCTAATTGTTTGTTGTATGGTTTTTGGTTTGGTCCGAGTAGTACATTTCCACCCAAACACATGTTTCTGACATAGTATATGTTACAACTATAATTTTGTTGTAAATTGATTTGATATCCACGAGCGGTACATGTTGCAATCAAGTTTGACCACGATTGTAAAAAATTGCCACTATAACTACGACCTGGAAGACAAAATACGATTTTCATTTTTTTATGATATCATAAAAAAATTAGTAGTCAATTATAAATAATATTTTTCTCAAACAGATTATATATATATGATGTTACAGAAAGGATTATTACATATGGAAAAACAAATTAGTGAATACACAGTTATAGAATTAAAATCGTTGGTTTATGATGAATTATCAAAAATTGAAGTGTGTCAATCCAACATTCGGGTTATCAATCAAGAATTACAAAAAAGATTTAATCCCGCATCATTTGAAGCTCAAAAACAAGCAGATCAGATTGTTTCATCAGTTGCTTCTGAATTAGAATCCGTTAAACAATAATGATATGTCTGAACCAATTAAATTAAAAAGTGAAGAGCTTGAATCTTTAAAGAAGATTCAAGCTAAGTATCAGGATAAAGTATTTCAATTTGGTCAGTTTTATTTAGAGCGTTTAGCTCTGGATGAAAAGATTAAGCAACTTGCTGATCTTGAAACTAAGACTAGAGAAGAATATATATCTATTCAAAAAGAAGAGCAGGATTGGATTAACAAAATTGCTGAAACTTATGGAGATGGCAATCTTTCATTAGCAGATGGTACATTTGTACCTGCTAATAAATAAACTGAAGTTTTTTATTTAACGCAGCTGCAGCAATATTTATGCTAGCAGCTGCTTTTTTTATTTATTTAGCTTTAAGTTACTTTTACTTAAGCATTTAATATTTAAGTAATAACAACGGAGTTAACTTAACTACTATGCAGCTATATTAGCGTAATTATAATAGTTTGTCAAGTTAATATAGTAACTAATATTTATTATATATGATAAAATTGAAAGACTTAATAAAAGAAGTGTCGGATGCAAATCTTTTAGAAGAACAACAAATAATTACTGTATACTTTGATTTGGATGGCGTTTTATGTGATTTTGAGAAACAATTTCTTAATTCTACTAATGAAGATCCTAGAACTTTTGAAAAAAAGAATGGAACAGTTAAATTCTGGGAAATCATAACAAATCAAGGATCACATTTCTGGAAAGGTATGGATCCAATGCCAGACTTCAATATATTAAAGAAGTATATCACAGAATTATCAAAGAATCCAAATATAAAAATACAAATTCTTACCAGCACCAGCGCAGACCAAATTCGTCAAAATTTTAAACAAGATGCAGAAAAGAGAATATCTGAAATAGAATCTGGTAAGAAGGATTGGTTATCTAAATACTTGCCTGGCTATGTTATAAATTATGCTGTTTCTGGCACCGATAAGGCCAGATTCGCTACCAAATCAAGCATATTAATAGACGATCTTTATAAGAACGTAGAATCATTCATTGCCGCAGGCGGAGAAGGTATTGTATTCAGAGATGCAAATCAAACCATCAAAGAACTCAATTCAACACTGGGAACTATCAAGGAAACATGCGGATATAGCTGGTCAAATCTATGAAATTTCAAATATATAACACAAATCTAAACCCAGATGTATGGGACGGAATGATTCTAAAAAAGGACATCCGACAAAAACTCACAGAAATAGCTAATGATTTTTATAAACAAACCGAATTAGTCGCTCCTGTCAGAGACATTCTTTTGGTTGGTAGTCTCGCTAATTATAATTGGTCAAAAAATAGTGATTTTGACGTTCATTCAGTAATAGATTTTAAAAACGTAGATCCAAACATTGAATTGGTGGAAAAGTATGTATCCACATTAAAATCAGATTGGAATAATAAACACGATATTCACTTATACGGATATAACGTTGAGGTATACATTCAAGACATAACAAAAACAAATAGATCAAGTGGAGTATATTCATTGATGCGAGGCGATTGGATATCTAAACCAAAACATGAAAATTTTCAAATAGACCTGCAATTGATTCAATTAAAATACAATGACATTCTTTCAAAAATTAACGGAGCCATTAAAGAAAATAATGCCGAACGACTAAAACAAGTATTAAAGGATGCATACGATCTACGACAACAAGGTCTAGACCGCACAGGCGAATTAAGTAACGAAAACTTAGTATTCAAATTACTTCGCAATAGAGGACACCTAGACAGATTACGAAACGCCACAGTCAAAATATACGATATACAAAAATCTTTAAAAGAATCACAAATTTTTAATCAAAACAAAAAATAATCAATATTTATACAATATAACCTAAAAGGAAATTAAAATATGGCTGATTTACTAAACAGTTCCGAGATATTCTACACAAATTTTGAACCGCAAGTCAAAAATCGCTTCGTGCTATACGCCGACGGCATTCCAAGCTTTCTGGTCAGAAAATGTAAACTTCCAACCGTAAAAAGTGAAAAGAAAGTTCTACAACACATCAACCTAGAACGATACTACAAAGGTCGCACCACCTGGGAAGATATCACAATGGAACTATATAACCCAATCGTTCCAAATGGTGCCCAAGCAGTCATGGAGTGGGTACGTTTGTCACATGAGTCAGTTACTGGTCGCTCTGGGTATAGCGACTTCTACAAAAAGGATCTCACTCTCAATATCCTCGGACCAGTCGGAGATAAAGTGAGTGAATGGACCTTAAAAGGAGCCTTTATTACTAGTGCCGATTTCGGTGAAGGTGATTACACTGATACCGGTGAACCACTCACAATTGCCCTCACCGTCAGCATCGACTACGCGATTTTGCAATATTAATTACATCTATATATTTCCTTCAAATCCTCTTTATTTAAATGATAAAGAGGATTTTTTATTGACTTTTTTACCAAATGGATTATACTTATATATGAAAGTATACAAGATGACCAACGAAGAAGTATTAAAATTAATCAATGATAAGCCTGATGTGTATGTTCAAATAATCAAGGCACGTCACAAGTTGTTTTACGAAACAATTAACGCCCAATACAATGCAAGCACTTTTGGTGAGAAATTGTACCAACACATGTACGGTGTAATAAAATGTAAACAGTGCAATAAAGAAACTAAATTCAAGTCATTCCTAGTGGGGTATGCGGAGTATTGTAGTAAAAAGTGCAGTAATCGTGGTACTGCAAATCAGAGGTCACATACGATGATTGAGAAAAACAAACAAACTCGTCATCAATATTATGAGACCAAAAAATGTTTGGTGTGTAGCAACGAATTTGAATCGTTAATCTTCAGAAAACAAAAATGTTGTGATGCCAAGTGTAGTGGTGTGTATGTTGCAAATCAACCTGATCGAATTGATAAAATAAAGCAAACCAAGTTTAAAACGTATGGTAATTCGGTGTATGTCAATTCTGACAAAGCTAAACAGACATGTTTGGAGAAATATGGGGTTGATAATGCGTCAAAGTCTGACGATGTAATTGAAAAAATAAAAAAAATAAATCAAGAAAAATATGGTGTGGATTGGTTTTTTCAAAGTGATGAATTTATAGATAAAAGTGAATCAACAAATTTGGAAAGATATGGGACATCAAATGCATCACAATCAGATATAATTAAACAAAAAGTAAAAGACACGTTTCAAAAAAATTATGGCGTTGACAATATCTTTCAACACGAAGAAACAATGAATCGTGTATATGAAGAAAACATAAAAAAATATGGCACAAAGATACCAGTAAACGGACCGGAATTGAAACCCCAAACTTTTGAGAAGCTTAGAAAAGTAAGATACGAGTCTGTCATTGAGAGATTAAAAAAGAAAGACAATCACCTTCCATTGTTTACTTTGGATGATTATATTGACGCTTACAAAATACACAAATATAAATTTCAGTGCAAAAAATGTAACGACATATTTGAGGATCATTTAGACGGAAATGGACATCCTCGGTGTTTGAAGTGTGAACCTTATGTTGCTGGATTTAGTTTGTGTGAGAGGGAAATTGGTGAATATGTAAAAAGTTTAGTTGGTGTTGGTAATGTGGTTGAAAACGACAGAGGTATATTGGATGGATTGGAGTTGGATATTTATATACCGCACAAGAAGGTTGCTATAGAATATAACGGATTATTTTGGCACAGTGAAAGCAACGGTGGCAAATCAAGAAAATATCATTTGAATAAAACTGAGATATGCAATCAAAAAGGTATACGATTGATTCATATTTTTGAGGATGAGTGGGTGTACCGCAAACAAATTGTCAAGGACAAATTACGTCATATATTGTGTGAGAACAACGAAAAATCTATATACGCCAGAAAATGTACTATAACACCAATAAGTGATTGTGGAAAATTTTTGAACACCAATCATGTTCAGGGAAATTGCCCCGCGTCAATTAAATTTGGTGCGTATTATAATGATGAATTGGTTGCTGTTATGACATTTGGAAAAAGGCGAGTTGCGATGGGTAAAAAATCATCAATGGATGGTGAATATGAGTTATTGAGGTTTGCTACTAACAAAAGAATTGTGGGTATTGCAAGTAAATTATTTGGTGCATTTGTTAAGATATATAACCCAAAGAAAGTAGTGACTTATGCTGATAAAAGATACAGTGTTGGTAATTTATATGAAAAGATGAAATTTGAGAAGATTAAGGACACTGATCCCAACTATTGGTATTTCAGAGTGGGAGAAGACATCCGATTTCATAGATTTGGGTTTGCCAAGCATACTTTGGAAAAAAAGCTAGAACATTTTGACAAATCTTTAAGTGAATGGCAAAACATGAAAAACAATGGATATGATCGTATTTGGGATTGTGGTCATATTTTATATGAATATAACCATAATTGATATATACTTATAGATATGCAAGATCAAGAAAACACCAAGTTATTTGTACGAAGAATTTTTCAAAAGATTGTTGAATCTGAAGCGGATGATAATTCGGTAGAAAACAATCCAAAGGTGATATCGGCTGGAAAAAATGAAAAAGAAAAATTAGCTGTTGCAAAAAAAGCAGAAGTGATGTCTATTTTGGCTAAGATTGACGCGGTTCAAAAGCAACTTGCAGATAAACAAAGAACAAAATCTTCGGCGGATTCCATGAAGAAAAAAGATATTGAAATTGAAATTAAAGATCTTTTACGTAAACGCAATGAGTTGAATCTACAAAAAAAGGCAAGTGTAGCTGCTACTAGTCTTGCACAAACTGCGGCGTCTAATATTGGTAAAAAATAAAATAATCAAAAATTACACTTTTATTATATGTATTGATGTATAATATATATATCAAAGTTATGGAAGAAAATTTTATAGTACCAATCACCCGTCAAACCCAATCTTCTGCTAAGAAGGAAACAACATTTCCAACGGAAATAATTGATCTTCCCAGTGAAGGTCATTTTTATCCTGAAAATCATCCATTGAGTACAGGTCAGGTTGAGATGAAGATGATGTCGGCGCGAGAGGAAGATATATTAATGAATCAAAACCTCATTAAAAAGGGTATTGTTTTGGACAAGTTATTGGAGAGTTTGATAATTGACAAGAACATCAAATTGGATGATGTATTGCTGTGTGATAAAAATGCATTATATGTAGCATCGCGTCGTTTGGCTTACGGTGACAATTATGGTCCACTTGATATAAAGTGTACTAAATGTAGTGAGAATAACTCGGTCAATGTGAATCTTGGAGAACTCAAGCCCAAAGAATTGGATACTTCAAAGTATGTACCACATCAAAACAGGTTTGAATTTACATTGCCGTATTGCAAGAAAGTTGTTACTTATAAGTTATTGACGCATCTAGATGATAAAGCGATAGACACAGAACTCAAGTCTTCGGCCAAGCTTTACAAAAATGGCGGGGCAAACGAGCTTACTACCAGATTAAAGTTTGTTATTACTTCAATAAATGGAAATGAAGACCGAGCAGAAATTCGTAATTTCATTGAAAACGAACTTACATCCAGAGATAGTTTGTCTTTACGAACAAGCATAAAGGAAAATACTCCTGAATTTGACATGAATTTCAACTTTGTTTGTGAACATTGCAGTGCGGAGGAAAGGATGGGGGTGCCTCTTACGGTATCCTTTTTTTGGCCTAACGCCTGAGTATAAGTTACATTTACACGAACAGATATTTAGTTTGTGTTATTATAGTGAAGGAGCGTTTACGCAAGATATTGCGTATAATCTCCCTATATATTTGCGCAACTATTATCTTAATCTTTTGATAAAAACCAAGGAAAAAGAACAACAACAGTTGGAAAAATCCTCGGGTGGATCTTCTAAATTAAAGTCAAAAAGATAATTGTCTGTATATTTATATTGTATAATATATGGCAGCAACATCACCAATAACATCTCCAGATATAGAAGCGTTTAAGGAGTTTAAAACTCTGTTAAAAACCGCCGCCACAGAGATGGGGGATATCAGCAAGTCGGCAAATGACCTAAACAGTAGTTTTAAAACGGTAGTTGCTAGCGCCGGATCTTTAAAAAATGAAACAAATAAAACGTTGGCATTTCAAAAAATTCAACTAGAATATCAAGAAAATATTCGTAAAATGGGTGATTTGAGTAAATTAATTGATCAATCTAAAATGTATGGTGACGCCGTGCTTCTCGCCAATAAGGCCGGGTCCGCCGAACTCCACGATTTAATAAATAAAAAAGCATTATTGGATGCCGAAGTAGATATTTTAGGACAGCAACTTGGGGTTGATAAAACCATATTACACACTCATGACCTAATTAATACCGCATTAAAGGCTCGTATATCTAATTTAAAAGATCATCTAGAAACATCAGAAGAAATTCGCGCAGCTCAAGCAAAACAAAAAGCCGAATCGGATAAAATCAAAGATGGATTTAAAGGAATCGGAAAAGAATTGACTGGCATTAATATGGAAATGCCGACTTTTTTTAGTATATTAACTTTAATAGTTCAACAATTCGGTGCAATAGAAAATGCAGCATTCGCGGTTAGACAAAACATGGGGTTATTGATAAACGACGTGGGTGCGGATGGATTATACGGAATTGTACAGGATGTATCTAACCAATTTGCCAATATAGGAGTTACCGCTGAAATAGTAGGAAAAAGCATCAATAGTATTTCCAATGCATTTGGTAATTCGGCATTTGCATCCAAAGAGATTGTGACAAACTTATCTGCACTAGAAGCAAGCTTTGGTATTTCAGGTGACACATCGGCAAAAGTTCTCAAATCCATGATGGGAATTTCACAATCAAGTGCAAAATCTCAAGTATCTATGATTGGATTTGCAAAAGAATTTTCAAATGCTGCCGGTGTACCTCTCACAGAAGTAATGAAAGATTTATCAACTCTTTCTGAATCAGTCAGAATGACTTTCAGAGGTTCAACTTTACAACTTGTAAAGTCCACGGTAGAAGCAAGAAAATTGGGTCTCACAATCACTGAAGCAGGTAATGTTGCTGAAAAGTTATTGAATTTCACAGAAAGTATCAATGCAGAAATTGAAGCCAGTGTAATGTTGGGAAGA